CTCAATTATCCCGTTCTTAAATGTTGGCGTTCAAGGATTTGACAAGTTAATTCGTGCAGTTAAAGATCACCCTAGTAAAGTCTTATTCAACGCCACTTTGTATGGAGTAGCACCCGCAGCTGCGGTGACTGCTTACAACCTATCTAATTACCCGGAAGAATACGCCGAAATTCCCCAATATGAAAAAGATGGTAACTTTGTTCTCGTTAAAGGCAGAAACGCCAATGGGACGGTTGATTATGTTACTTTTCCCAAAGGAAACGTCCTACCAACCATAACCAATCCAGTTCAATCTTTAATGGAATTTACCGCCAAAAACTCTCAACAAACATTTAGTGAAATGGCTACCAGTTTAATCTCAAGTACTCTCCCGGTAATTGGAGATGGACAGTCTTTAAATGAGGTGGCTTTAAAAACCATTGGTTCTAATATGCCCCAGGCCATTAAACCAGCTGCCGAAAACCTACTCAATAAGTCATTCTATAAATACAACACTAAGAAAGAACAAACCAAAGAAATCGTGCCTAATTACTTACAAAATAAACCAGCGTATCAACAAACCTACGAATTTACTCCCCAAATGTATCAAAAGATTGGGGCAGTTTTAAACGCCTCCCCTCTTAAAGTCCAAAACTTAATGGAAGGGTATTTAGCCGGTTATTCCAAGATACCCTCTCAAACCGTAGAAATGCTTACCAAAATATCAAGAGGTGAAGAAGTCTCTCCAAATGAAAAAACCATTCTAAGGCGTTTTGTTAAGCAAACCTACCCAGGAGGAGAAACTAAACCAAAAGTTACCCCAGAAGTCCCCGGCTTAATGGAAAGAGTTATGGGCAAAGCCTCAGCCGCAGATACCTCTCTAGCACTACCAGAAACTCAAGATGACCTAAAAGTCTTATACAAAGACGCAGATCAAATCATTAAGAATTACAATGAAAATAAAGTCAAGGCCAAATATGGTTTAGTCGATAAAACGATTGAAGAATATCAAGGAGAAGTGGACGAAGCGATAGCCATGAAGAAAAAGATTGAAAAAGAGAAGCCAGATATGGTATTTGATATCGAATTAGATATGTACGATAAAGACGGTGGGGCAACAATAGATGAACGGGTTAAATGGATTGGCGAAAAGATCGGTAAAGCAGATAATCCAGAAGAAATGCTGAATAAACTATATGAAGCTAATGCGCTTACTAAATCAGTTGTTGAAGCCTTGAATGAAGAATATGACTTAGACATCACAAAATACAACTACGGTGATGGTTATAGATATTTAAGTGGCGGTAAAAAGGGCAAAAAGATCAAGATCAAGAAAGCCACCACCGCCAAGCGTTCCTCAATTAAAATGCCCTCATTCAAATCACCCTCTACTCCAGCCCTAAAACTCTCCAAACCCTCAGTGGGTAAACTCAAAGTCTCACCTGTTAATACTAAGATTGCTACATCTAAGATAAGAACGACAATTAAACAACCGGCTAAGTTAAGAATGTCGTTTGCGTAATTGTGCGACGTGTGATATATAGTAATTAGTTCCAAGGGATATCCACTTAAAGGAACCCCGAACTCTATTTAGAGTTGCGGGGTTTTTTGCGTATAAGGAGACATTTATGACTTTAGACGGGATAATACAGGCGGCTTTTGCGATCAAGGAGGGGGATAGTGAGACCATCCAATCCACCGATGAAGATTACACTCTAGCGACGAAGTACGCCAATGCTTCAATCAATATGTGGTTTCGTGAGGGCGGGATGTTATGGAACGAACTCTGGGTTAATTTAACCGACTCTAATATTGCCTTAAATGGAGATAAAGCAACTGTGGATGGCACTTTAACCTATGACTGCCCCTCGGATATGTTCTTCCCCGGAGGGTACGTTAGACTAGTTGATAGTAACGGAAACTCCACTTATTACTCGGTTATTTCTACTCAAAAAGTACAGTTATTAGACGACACCTCGGATAACGTGTGCTGGTTCTCCGGAAACCCTAAGACGGGTTACGACCTACACTTTTTAAACGATCCCGACGGTGTTTACACGATTACTTACGAATACTACAAAACCCCTACCGAACTCTCAGGAACGACCGATGTCCCAGAAATGTCCGATCCTTACTTTATCGTCTGGTTTATCGTCTGGAGACTTTATAAGAACGACGGTTTAGCAGAAGAAGCCAACGAAGCCAAAGACATCATGTTAGGCAAACTATCCCAGATGAAAGATCAGAATATTATGCCCGCCTGGTATCAGGACAACCGAATAGAAGACCGTTATTTTGACCAGGGTGGAACTGGTTTTGGTTCTTAATATGCCGATACCTATAAGAAACACCGGCGCGACAAGACCTCAGAAAGTTGAAATCAAACTCGACTCTTTTAAGCGTGGAGTGAACAAGTTGGTTGAGGCTACCCGTTTAAAGGCTGATGAAGCGGTCGAGGCTACTAATCTAATGCTAGACCAGGACGGAGTTTACACGGTCAGATGGGGGACGGATTACTACACCCCCGAAATCACTGGAGTGACGGGGTTTGATGGTTTTGCCGAATACTCGTCAGGTTCTACCAGACAACTGATTTTAGTGGCTGATGATGGCAAGATTTACAAATCTGTAGATGGGGGAACAGCTAGTGAGGTTGTAACTGCCGGAAGCGCCAGCGCCGGGTTAACTGCCGGAAATACCGCCTTTTTCAAACAAATCGGTTCTTACCTTTACATTACAAACGGGGTTGATCACTTAGTTAGGTATGACGGGACCAATATCTCAACATATACCGAATTAAACGCCCCCGGGTGGGCAGCCACACCTCTTGCCAGGGGTGGTGGATTATCATCTGGTGCTTTTACTTACTACTATCAAGTCACCGCTTTAAACGAAGTTGGCGAGACTGTGGGGAGTACGGAAGAAAGTTTAGCAGTTGATAAAGAGAGGGGTTCATGGGACCCGACACAGGGGGATGAATATATAACGGTCGATTGGGCTGCGGTTTCCGGGGCAACGCAGTATCAAATCTACATTGGAACCGAGTCTGGATATTTAAATAAAGTTAAAACCGTCATGGCGAGTGCAACCGCCTGGAACGATACCGGCGAAGACGCCGTTAATACTTATATCGAAGTTCCCGACGATAACACAACGGGCGCACCTCAGTTTACCCACATGGAAATTTCAAATAATAGATTATGGTCTACTGGAGACCCAGATTTTCCCTACCGAGTTTATTTTTCAGGAACAGGACAGTATATTGGGACGTTCTCAGATTGGTACGGAGGCGGGTGGATTGATTTGGAAAAAGGCGGTCGGGAGAGACCTATTGCGATGGTTCACTACATCACTGGTGGTGGGAATGGAATTGCTACGGCGATTTGTTCAACTCCAGAAGGGAAGGGTAGTGTGTGGCAGATTAGTATTGTAACCGCTACAGTAGAGGATGAGACCTTTAGTGTTCCCTCGGCGACTAAGATTGTGGGTTCCGTTGGATCGAGTGCGCCATTATCTGTCGTTCAAGCGGGTAACGATGTGTTCTTTGCTAACAAAAGAGGCATCTTTGCTTTGGGAACCGAAAAGAATTACTACGGAATTTTAAGAACCAACGAACTAACCTCAAAAATCAGGCCGTATTGGGAAGGAATAGAACCCGATGCCATTGATAACGTGTGCGCTTACGATTACCAAGCTAAAGTGTTTTTTTCGATTACTACGTCAGGAACCACAAACAACCGAATTATTTACTACGACCGGGAAAGAATCGCTTGGGTTGTGGATTGGAGTATTGGAGTTAAGCAGTTTGGTGAGTATACCGACTCGACGGGGACAACTCATCTGCTGGGATCGGAAGCCGGATCTGGGAAACTCATAGAGTTCTCTGAACATTTTAAAGGTGACAAGGGGTCGGCTTTTAATACTTCTTATATTTCACCTAAAATCCCCATGGGTAAAAAGTGGGACGACTTCGCTAGAATTAAAAAGGCTTATATCAGATTAGGAAATCCCGTCGGATCGATTAACTTTGAAATTGTCGGAACCACTAAGGATAACAGCTATTCAGGTTTAGTCTCGGAAACAATTACCTCACTTTTCTCTTTAACGGGCATGGGTTGGGATCAAATGGGAACCGTCATGATGGGCGATACTCTAGGCGAACCCACCGCCTTCTCTCAAGACTCAGACGTTAGGTATGTCAAAGTCAATCAAAAGGTTCGTGATTTACAATTCAGAGTCTCGTCTAATTCGGTCGAATCAGATTACACATTATTAGGTCTTATGGCTGAGGGGAACATCATCAAGGGTGCGCCACCCAACAGCTGGAAACTTAGCTAGGAGGCTATTATGGCAGACAAATTCAAAAAGGCTGAAAGTTTATTCTCCACAACTTTATCAGCTAGTATCTCAACGGGAACTGGAGAAACAATTACTTTAGCCTCAGTATCTGGACTTCCAACTGACACTGAAATCACGATCACGGTAGATCGGGTGGACGCTAACGGCAACGCAACACCGGCTAAATTAGAACGGATTACTGGTACTTTATCAGGTTCTAACCTTACCTCTTATACTAGGGGGACTGATGGGACTACAGAACAATCCCACTCATCTGGTGCGGTCATAGAGTACATTTGGAACTCACATGACTGGAATGATTTAGTAGACGGGATTTTAGTCGGTCATAATCAGGATGGAACCCACGATCCGGCCATAATTTACGACACCAACAAAAATGAGGAAATTAAATTCACCACTACAGCTTCGGCAGTTAATGAAGTAACCGTGACAAATGCCGCTACTGGAAATGCGCCTGAATTAAGTGCCACTGGTGGGGATACCAATATTGACCTTCAACTCAAGGGAAAGGGCACAGGACACGCCCAAGCTTACGATAATGAGAGTGCTTCCTATTTTGACCTAGTACCTAACTCCTCCATGTCCCGCCAAGCTATCATAAATGGTAATTTTGATGTGTGGCAGAGAGGAGCAACAGTTACCGGTGCTGCCGATAGTTCATTTATAGCTGACCGATGGAGGATTATTCTTTCTGCTGATAGCGGAACTTTACCAACTCATATAAACAGAAGATTAACTTTAACTTCTGGTGATATTCCCAATTCTTTTTATGGTTATGAAATTAATGTAAATGGAGCAGGAACAAGTTTGGGCAATGCATCTTATTATTGGGTTAAGCAAACCATTGAGCATGGCGTTAGAAATTTATGCGGTAATGGTAAAAAAGTAACTATTTCTTTTTATGCTAAATCAGATATTGCTAATAAGAAAATAGGATTATTTTTACAACAATATTATGGAAGTGGTGGTAGTCCATCATCTATTGAAACAATAAATGGAACTAACTGGACACTTACATCAAGCTGGACAAAATATACTTATACTTTTACTACCAATACTTTAGTCGGAAAAACATTTGGAACAGCTAATGAT